GCTCGCGTCGATATGCCAGAATTAACGCATTACGGTTATGACGGTGGCACAAACTATTCCCGCGCCAACAAAATCGCCAATCGGGAATTGATGCGTAAGGCTAAGGCAAAAATGGGTTTGACCAATGTAAGAGGTGTAACTTCCCATTATGGCGATATGATTGAATTTCGCCCTTATGGCAGCGCCACCGTTATGTTCATCACATACAGCGAAGGGGAGTAATGATTATGCAATTCGACACACATAAAGCAGCTTATGAATATGCTGTGACACAAACAAGCGATACTCGTCGCAAACACAAAGCCACCAAAGCAAACGGTTGGCGCTTTGACCGCGCCACAGGCGAATACAATCTAGTGCCATGCTGGACTGTTGTTTTAGCCTAACGCCATATTAGCCGCGCAACTAACCTTGCGCGGCATTTATGGCGCTAGTGCCAATTATAGGAGTGAGAAACTATGACAGACAACACATGCAACGGTTGGCGCAATGCAGCCACTTGGACAGTAAGCCTTTGGTTTGGTGACCAATGGGCCGAATTGGCAGAGGATGGCTATGACTTCTCGCCGGAATATTTGCGCGACATGGTCGAAGAATATATCGAAGAATTAATCGGACGCGATAGCCGCAGCCACGGTTTCATTTGGGATATGCTCGACCTTAACAGTGTCGATTGGGACGCTTTGCGCGATCATTACGCGCCAGCATGGAGCAAAACAACATGACAGCGCATATAGCAATCACAACATTCTTTTGGGGCGTTGGCGCCCTATCAATCTACGCAATCATTAAAACAGTGAGGGAAGCATAAAATGACCTTTGATTACTACGCCGCCGCGCAAGAGCGCAACCGCCAGCGTGATAAAATGCTGCGCGATGCAGCGCCTGACCTATTGGCTGCGCTGATTGAATTGCTGCAAATGGTTGAAGCCGGGGAGAATAACGAGGGGACGCATGAAACAGTCCGCAACGCAATCATTAAAACAGTAAAGGGAGCATAACATGACAAACACAACACACACGCCCGCCCCTTGGGCATGGCAGGATGGCCGCCTAATCGGCGATCTTGACGGTGAAGGCTTAGATGTAATGTCAGACGCGAACGCCCACCTAATCGCCGCCGCGCCTGACCTATTGCAAGCCTTGCATGATGCAGACGAATTTTGCCAGCAAGGACTAAACAGTGCGGAGCCGCAGCATTGGGAAGCGGCATTGCAAGACATTATGGAATTAGTCCGCAACGCAATCGCAAAAGCAAAAGGAAACTGAACCATGATTAAACCACAGCAAGCCGCGCCAATGGGCCGGAGCCACCGCGTATCATCAGACGATGCTTGGCCCCTTCGCGGCCTCGATGGCAAGACATTCGCGGAACGCCGCGCAGAACGTGAAAAGGAACAAAGCAAATGAGCGTCCACTTCTCAAGCGCGACTGACCTATGGTCAACGCCGCAGGACTTTTTCGACAAGCAGAACGCAATCTATAGCTTTACGCTCGACGTTTGCGCGACAGCCGACAACGCCAAATGCGCCCGTTACTTCACAGAAGCAGACAATGGCCTAGAACAGCCTTGGCATGGCGTCTGTTGGATGAACCCACCCTACGGTCGAACAATAGGGCTGTGGATGCGTAAAGCATACGAAAGCCATCTGACAGGCGCGACAGTTGTCTGCCTTGTCCCGTCACGCACTGACACCCGTTGGTGGCATGACTACGCAATGAAAGGCCAGATTGAATTTATCCGTGGACGGCTCAAGTTTGGTGACGCCAAGAACAGCGCACCTTTCCCGTCTGCATTAATCATATTTAGCAAAGGGAAAAGCAAATGACCTACTACGACGACGAAGAAGATGACGAATTGGCATTGCCTGAACGATACATCGAACGCGCAGGGGAAACCTTAGCCTATCGCTTGATGGAGTTTCTTGAAATGCTTGGTGTGATAGGCAAAGACCATGTGTCCTATCTGCGCTATCCACCCATCGAATTAATTGAGGACGCCGAAAAGGCGCTAAAGGATGAAGCATGACCGATAAAGAAATAACACACGCCGCACGACTAATCTGCGCGGCTCAATGCGAAAATCAGGACAACAGCGATGGGCAGCTATATCTGTCCGGCGGTTGGGACCACACAATCTGGATGCGTCTTGTTGAGCAGGGCATCCGGCGCGGACTTGAGGAACAAAGCAAATGACAAGTGAAGAATTTAAAGCAACACGCGAGAGGCTCAAGCTGACGCAAGGGCAGCTTGCCTACAAGATAGGACTGTCCGAACGGTCGATCAGATACTATGAACAAGGTGGCCGTTCAGTGCCCGCTCCAGTCTCTATCCTCTTAGAGACGTTTTTAAGGGGTCTGGAGCGTGCATAGCTACAATCGGGATAGTTACCTAGCAATCGCCCTATATGCCTCTCTATGGGCTTTATACGGGCTTCTAGAGGCATATAAAGGATAAGACATGGCTGGACATATTAAACGGCGCACGATTGCGTCAAACTTAGATAAGGTTGGCGAGACTGTTTTGCTGGAGAAGATTGCATCCGGCCTGACAATGGCTGGCCTCGCTCGTGAATTGAACATCAGCAACCTTTCCCTCTATCATTGGATACGCAAAGACCCAGATCGGGAGGAGCGGTTTAAACAGGCGCGGGCAATCGCGGCTGACCAATGGGCGGACGAGTGCCTCGACATTGCCGATGCCTCGGACAACACATCGGCCAATGCTGACAGGCTCAAGATTGAAACACGCAAATGGCTGGCTGGCGTTGCAGCACCAGATAAGTTCCAAGCCAAGCCGACCACAGCGGTCCAAGTCAACGTGAACCAACTCCACCTTGATGCACTGCGCCAGCTAAACTTGGCGTCGTCCAATCCACATGAAGCACATGACCCCGAACCAGAAGTCATCGACATCACACCACCTAAGCAAGTCGGCTCTCATAACCTCGATGCGGACGACTTGCCGGGTGTTTTTGACGACGATTAACGGAAAACTGCCATCCGTGCACGGTTTGCATATCTCCGTGCACGGTTCGGGCCGGGTTTAGGGCCGGGTTTACCCACGCATTTCCGCCAATGTGCACGGAGTGCACGGTTTGTCGGCGCATTGGTTCCCATAAGTAAGTAACATTGTAATATGACCACTTCTAACACTGTTACTTACGTGAGAGCGGATTAACTTTTTTAAACCGTGCACTTCCGGCACATCCTTAGATTTCCGCCATTTTATCTGGCCCTAAACCGTGCACCAACCATGCACGGACCCTCTCAAACCGTGCACGGATTTAAAAAAAGGGAGCCGAAGCCCCCTCAGTCTACTTTACGTTAACGTAAACCTATTTTTCAACAGCGCCAACATTTAGGTGCGCGTTTCAATCTCGGCTGCTCACTTTTTCCTGCGCAGCGATGAGCCGATCAAGATACCATCGGGCCTTCTTCAAGTCCTCAACCGGCTTCCCCTTCCTCTCATAGCGCCACATATATTTCATGATATTGCCTTTGAGGTAGCCAGCATATGCCTCCGGCTCCATCGACGCTTCGATCCCTTCGATGGCCTCGATGCCACCGGACTTATAATGCGGAGGGCTATTGACCGCATCGACTTCCTCGTCACTGACGACCTCGTGATTGAGCGCATCCCGAATGTCTTTGTATTTCATAAAATCATTCCCATACATTACTCGTCCCCTTCATCTGCTTTGAAGTTAATCTGAACGCCAAAGAAATCGTCCGACCCTTCATCTATCATGGCGTTTATTATCATGTGGTCTGCATCGCCAATGAGAAGTTCAAGACCACGGAACACACGCTTCGTTCGTGTCGCCCGATCCCTTGTGGGATCATAGCCATGCGTCTTCATCTCTCCATTGAACTTACGCTGCGACCAGTCACGCCCCTTGCCCTCGTTGTTTTCCTTGCACCAGTCACGGAAATCATTGAACGCTTCATTGGTAGTCATCTCATTGTCAGCCCCAGCAACGCAGCGCTCAGTAATCCAGCGGGCCAAGGCGTCCTCTCCCGCGAGATAATCCTCGGTAGCTTGGATTACTGCCTTCGGCGGGTTTAGACCCTGCTCCAGCCAAGCCTTAGCCCCTTCGATAACCCACGCCAAGATGGCGGGGTATTCCTCTTTCAGCTTGTCCGGCAAGTCAACGTCCTTGCGGATAGGCTTAGTCTCGAATGGAATGAGGTGCATACGCCGACGCATAGCGTCATCGACGTTAGTAATCTCCGGCTTTGTATTGCCCGCGATTACAAGCGTGAACTGCGGCTCGAACTCAAACAAATCCTGCCGCATGAACCGCGCACTGATCTTGTCCCCGCCAGTCAGCGACTTGACCTTGGCTTCGTCCCACTTGCGCGACGGGTCAATCTCCTGCGCGTGAACGAGCCTTGCCCCCATCAACGACGCCAACTCTGTAGGGTGACGCTGATTGTTCGACGCCAAGAAAACGTCCGCACTGGCCACGGTGGCATAATCGCCAAGGATATTGCCTATCGCTCCAAGGAAGGTTCCTTTGCCATTACCGCCGGAGCCGTGGGCGAAGGCGAGCACATGCTCTTTGGTCGAACCTGTAGCCGAATAGCCCGCAAGGCGTTGAAGGTAAGAGATCATCTCAGCATCACCGTTGCACGCCTCATTGAGAAACGCTTGCCATTGCGGGGCAGGTTTGCTGAAGTCCGCCTCGACCGATGTGCATTTTGTGCACATTCTCGAACGATCATGCGCGAACAAGACCCCCGTCTTCAGGTCCACCATGCCCGACCGGGTGTTCAGGATATAGATGTCGGCGTCTAGCTGTTCGGTTGTGGCCTGCATCATCGGCTCGACAGCCGCCAGCTTCGCCACGTTAGCGATGACATTATACGACGCCACACGCTGCGCGATCCGCTCACCCTTTTGTGGACTTTCAATCTTCTCCAAGGCTTCGGCGGATGCTTGGGCGCAAACCTTGCGGACGATGGCTACATGCTTCTTCGCCACGTCCAAAGCCCACTTGTTTCCATCCCATGCGACCCAGCCCATGCCGCCCACAACGTATCGAATATCCGAAACGTGTAGCCGAGCAACGCGCTGCGCGAGAGCAATGTCGCTATACTCAATCGGCGTTTCTCCCGCAGACGCGACAACACCGAAGTCGTCATCGCTGAAGTCCGTGACGTCGAACTCATCGACCTCGCGCTTATACCCAAACTCCGACGCCTTCCCAGCCAGCCAGTCCCAGCCAAGCTCATAGGGTGGGTGCATACGCCCGAAGTCGGCTTCGATAGTGTCGAGGCTGTTAACCCCGTCTTCCCAACGCTCGGCCCAGCCTGCGAAAATCTCGAACGCATCCGTCTCATTGTCAGGGCCACACGCCGCCTTGATGGCATAGCCCATGCGGATATAGTCATCACGGTCAGGGAAGTGTTCGGTCTTGTTCGGGATAGCAGTCACCGCGGCTGCCACATGGACAACACTCGGCGCAGTAAGCGAAGCCTGATCGACCGACTGCCGCTCGACTGCCTTCTGTGCCGTCTTGTCGGCGTGGATAATCTCGCAGCCCATCATCTCCAACGTCTCCGTCAGATCAGCAAAGAACTGCTCAATCTTTTCCCGCGTTACCTTCTTCAACCCAGCCGGGCCACGTGTCTCCAAGTCCACATCAAGACTGTATGGCTCCTTAGTGATAGGGTGAATACCGGCGATGACGTATTGCTGCCCGTCCCCTAGAAACTCTACAAGCTGCTCGACCCCGCGACCATCACGGAACCGCACCTGCATACGGCCAATCTTTTCCTCAGCCCGATACATGAACAGCCGCTTGGGGAAACGACCGATACGCATCGGGGCTTTGCCCAATGCCTTCACCGCCATATCGCCAATGACACGAGCCAGCCCCTCGTTGACAACATCAATGTCAACCGCAGGATATTTGCTTGCCTTCAAGCCGATATTAGCGTGGCTGCGGTCCCACCGCTCAACGTCGTTAGGCGTCGGCACATAGTCCTGCCAAGCATAGCCGCCCCATGTGCCCTGCGCGTTCTGCCGACCGGGTGCTTTGCCTGCCTGATCCGCTTGGATTTTAGACATGGCTGACAACTCAGCGTTCGGCGGGATGACGGACACGAGATCGGTGAACCCGATCTCATACA